AATTGAACTTGATCCAACAAGTAAACATTACATAAAGCCTTATCGATTGAAAAAAGATGGTAGTGGTAAATGGAGAAAAGATTTTTTTGAAATTGATCATACATTAGGTGGACAATTTAGAATCATTTTTGTAGATAAAACAAGGAATGATGAAGATTCTAAAGCGATTTTGTATAAGTATGATGGCCATATAAATGTTTGGCATGAATTAGGATTTTGTTCCCCATCACGAATAGATTTCTTAAGATAGGATGGAGTGATATGATTGAACTAAAAAAGAGACTAATGAATAATCCTTATCACATAGAAAATATATTGGAAGAATACGATTTTCATAACATATCTACTAATAGCAGGGAAATTAGATGTGGAATTGAAGAAAATTCAAATAATACTTCAATACGTATTAAGTTAAACGAAAACTTGACAGCTAATGATTTTGTAAGAGATATTTATGGTGATTTATTTAGTTTAATAATGAAATGTAAAAATGTTGAATTAAGACATATCATCAAGACTGTCAAAGAAGAATTAGGAATTACATACATAGAATTTAAAAAGAACAAACCTATATTCGGTGGGTTTTATGACAAAATCAAAAAGAGAAATCAATTAACAACTGAATTAAAAAAGTATGACGATGATGTTATGAAAGATTACTTGAACAAATATAATACTTTGTTCTTGAGAGATGGAATTAGTTTCGCAACTCAGAAGAAATTTAAAATCGGATTAGATCATTCTACTTCAAGAATATCAGTTCCCTGGTACGATTTTGAAGATTCTCTTATAGGGATTGAAGGAAGATACGCTGGTGACTATGAAAAAGATGAAGTTTCTAAATGGTTTCCTTTGATAGCATTTCCAAAAAGTCAATCGTTATTTGGTTACAATATCAATTACCCATTTTTACAAGGTGCTGAAGAAATTTATGTTGGAGAATCATCTAAATTCGTGATGCAGCTCGATTCAATGGGAATTAATACATCAGTTGCATTGGGTGGAAAGGTTATTCATGAACAACAAATTAAACAATTGAGTTGGCTAAATCCTAAGAGAATAATCCTTTGTTTTGACGAAGGGTTGGAAGAAGAATTAATACATAGGCAAGTGGAAAAAGTTAAACTTTTACTTAAATTCTTTGATATTAAAATTGGTTATGTTTCTGACAAAGATAATGTAATTCTTGAAAGTGGATCAAAGAACTCACCTTCAGATGTAGGTGCTGATGGATTTAAAGAATTAATTACAAAATATGTAGAATGGGGAGAAAATAATGAGTAATAAAGAAAAATATTCCTTTTCCAGATTAGATACATTTCATAACTGTAAGAGAAGTTATTATTACAATTACATATTGAATCAGAGGGGAGGAGATAACATCTATAGTTTTTGTGGAACTGTAGTTCACGAACTTACTCAAGCTATGATTCAGAAACAAATAACGAATGAAGAAGCAGTTGAAAAATTTATTGAAGCAATTGATGATGCTGAGATGTTAGATTTACCTTGGATCAGTGAAAACGTGAAAAATAATTATGTGAATTGTATATCACATTTTTTAGAAAAGTACATACCGGTTGAAAATAATACCATTCGTATTGAAGAAGGATTTGAGATAGACATAAATGGAATTATACTTAGAGGTTTTATTGATCTGTATTACAGGATTGAAAATAAAATATACATAATTGATTTAAAAACGAGTACTAAATTCAGTAAAAAAGATTTACCTAAAAAATCAAGGCAGTTAATACTATATGCAATAGCTTTGAGTGAAAAGTATCCTGAATATGAAATACACTTACAATTCAATATGTTAAAGTATGTATTAATGAATGGTAAGTTAATTGAGCGTAACAAATTGGGGATATTTGATGAATTTCCAGATGGGATTGTAGAAGTTGATTTCAATGAAGAATCCATTCAAGAAGTAAAAGATTACATAAATGAAACAGTCAATGAGATAAAAAAAATAAACAAAGATGATAAATGGAGTTGGGTAAAGGGTTATGATCCAACTAAAGACTTCTTTTGTAAAAACTTATGCAGTCATAGAGAACGTTGTTTAAATGGTTAGAGGAAGGATGATGAAAATCACCTTCTTTTTTTGTAAGTAAAATAAACAAATAATAATTGCGTTATGTTTAATTGCGTGTTACTATATTAATAGTTAGTAGTTTAATAAGAAGGAGGTAAGGTATGAGGAAGGTATTCTACGACTTCGAAGTATTCAAACATGATTGGTTAGTAGTGATTATTGATTATGATTCACGAAAAGGAAAGGTGATTGTTAATGACGAAGACTTATTAATGAAATACTACAATTTATTTAAAAATGATATCTGGATAGGATATAACAACCGGATGTATGATCAATGGATTTTAAAAGGTATCTTACTGGGTTATGATCCGTATTACATAAATAAAAAATTAATTGAAGAGGGAGTTAAAGGCCATAACATTGTAAAACAAGCATATAAGATACCAGTAAATAACTTTGATGTTACAACTGGATTCCATAGTTTAAAACAACTTGAGGGTTTTATGGGATCGAGAATTAAAGAATCATCTGTTTCATTTGATATTGATAGAGAATTAACTGAACAAGAAATAAAAGAGACAATTGAATATTGTAAGTTCGATGTACTTCAGACAATTGAAGTATTTGAAAATCGCATTGAAGAATTTGAATCTCAGCTAGCCTTAATTGAAGCATTTGATTTGGATATGTCACAATTTTCAAGAACAAAAGCACAATTATCTGCTCATATCATCGGAGCTGAAAAACAACCAGACAGAAATGACGAATTTGATTTAAGTTTTCCTGATACACTTGTTGTTTCTGATAAATACCAGCATATTGTAGATTGGTACAAAAATCCTGAAAATATGGATTATAAGAAAAAGCTTGAAGTTGATGTATCTGGTGTACCACATGTCTTTGCCTGGGGTGGAATTCATGGTGCTATACCTAAATATAAAGATGAAGGAATTATACTAGCAGCAGATGTAGCCAGTCTATATCCTTCTTTAATGATTGAATATGGATACATAAGTAGAAATGTAAATGAACCTAATAAATTTAGAGAAATTAGAGATAAACGTTTAGAACTAAAGGCCAAAAAAGACCCTAGACAGTTACCTATGAAAATCGTAATTAATGCAAACTATGGCGCAATGAAAGACAAATATAATCCTCTTTTCGATCCTTTAATGAGTAATAATGTATGTTTATCAGGACAATTACTATTATTGGATTTGATTGAAAAATTAGAACCATATTGCAAGTTAATCCAATCAAATACAGATGGGGTATTCATTAAAGTAGAAAAAGAGTCTGATATTGAAGTGGTAAAATGCATTGCAAAAGAATGGGAAACCCGTACAAGATTAGATTTAGAATGGGAAGTTTTTGAAAAAATTTACCAGAAAGATGTTAATAATTATATTATCATTGACAAAAATGGAAAGTACAAATCTAAAGGTGCTTATGTTAAGAAGCTGAACAATCTTGATTACGACTTACCTATTGTAAATAAAGCACTTATTAACTATTTCACCAAAGGAATTGAAATTGAACAAACGATAAACGAGTGTGATCAACTTAGGGAATTTCAAAAAATTGTTAAAGTATCAAGATTATATCTACATGCTTTACATGGTGAAGAAATGTTGCCTGAAAGAGTATTAAGAGTATTTGCTGATAAGCGTGAGGATGCTAAAGGTGTTTTCAAACTTAAACGAAAAACTAATAAAGAAGGAATTGAACAAGAAGTAGCTGAGAAGATTGGAAATACACCTGACAGATGCTTTATTGATAATGACGAAGTAAAAGATAAACTAATACCTGAATATCTTGATAAACAGTATTACATTGATCTTGCACAAGAAAGATTAAATGCTTTCCTGGGAATTCCGAAGAAGAGGAAGTCAACTAAAAAGAAAAAAGAAGTGTAAAAATAATTTAAAATATTTTCAAAAAGTAGTGGTAAAAAGTAAAATATACATATATAATAGATATATAGCAACTGAAAGGAGAGGATAACTTGAAATACGTTATGATTGATCGAGCCACAATATAAAGGAGTGTTTACATGAAATACAAAAATCATATGCACATTGGCATTTCCGCAGTTACAGTCGCAGTAATGTTAATGAATGGTAGTGTGCATCGAGTTCCAAAAGTTGAAGCTAAGACAAAATCTAAAACGGAAGATTATATTGCAGTTGATTATGACTTAGAAGATCAACAAATATTACAAACGAAAGTAGAAGTAAGAAAACAAGAATACATAAAAAAGCAAATTGAAGAAGAGCGACAGCGATTAAAAAAACAGCATGAAGAAGAGCAACGTCTAAGAGAACAAGAAAGGAAACTTGCAAGAGAGAAAGAACAAAATAAGCAAATAAAATATAATATAGTTGCAACAGCTTATACATCAACTTGTAAAGGCTGCTCAGGTATTACATACACTGGTTACAATGTGAAGAATACAATTTACTACAATGGCCTGAAAATTATTGCAACCGATAACTCAATTATCCCACTGTATTCAATCGTACTAGTTGAAGCTAGGAATGAAACATTCAAAGCAATCGTACTTGATCGCGGTGGTGGAATCAAAGGTTATGAGGCTGATGTTTTAGTAGAAAACGAGAGTGTAGCTGTACAATTTGGGAGGCAAAATGTAACTATCACAGTATTAAGAAAAGGAAAAGGGGAATAAGCATGAGTCATATTAAAATGGGTGATACGGTTCTAATTAAGAGTAATTCAGATTTATATGAGAAACATAGAAATGTATTGTTTGAGGTATTCGACTTTACAGAATACGGAACATATATCATAAAAAATGCAAATATCGAAATTGAAATTGAAGGGAAGTATATTCAAAAATTAACTGATCGAGAAGTAGAAATTATGAACTCTTTTGATGATGAAAAAGCTGAAAAATTTACTGAAATCGCATTAGAAATAGGAAAATTTACAGACATGAAGAATAAACAATATGGATCATCAGTCGATGCTACATACAAAATGATGGAAGTTTTAATGGAACGTTATACATATGATAAAGAAAATTATTTAATGCCTAAAGCATTACTTAAACATATTTTGCTACAAGTGAGAATGATGGATAAACAAAACCGTATCTTCAATAATCCATCCGGTAAGGGAGACTCAGAATCACCATATAAAGATCTTACTGGATATTCATTAATTGGAATCGATATGGTTAATAAGAATATCTAAATTAATAAATGAAATAAACATTAATACAAAATGCATAATTGCAATAGAAAGGAGGTTTTCTATGAAAACAAATAGATTAGGAGAAGTTAATTATAATAGCTATAAATTAGAAATGGTAATCGAAGCATATGAAGGTGCTACTGATATGTGGGTTAGATTTACTGAAAGTGGTCATTTGATACATACTGACTATCAAAGTTTTAAAAGAGGAGTGGTTAAAAATCCATATCATAAGGTAGTGTATGGCGTAGGTTTTATTGGAGAAGGTAAATACAAATCAGGAGCAAACGGAAGAAATACTAAACAATATGATCTTTGGCGAGCGATGTTGCAACGGTGCTACAGTGAAAAGTATCAAAAGAAAGGCCAGACATACAAAGGTGTCACCGTCTGTGATGAATGGCATAATTTCCAGAATTACAGTAAGTGGTATGAGGAAAATTACTATTCAATTGAAAATAAAATAATGTGTATAGATAAAGATTTGTTACAAAAAGGAAATAAAATATACTCACCTGACACTTGTGTATTCGTTCCTCAATTTATCAATACACTATTCGTAAAGCGAAACAAGCTAAGAGGTGATCTTCCGATTGGAGTAAATAAAAATAGAAATAAAAAATCTAAAAAATACTCTGCCCAATGTAACAATAATAAAGGTGATAGTGTATATTTAGGAAGCTACAATACCCCTGAAGAAGCATTTTTTGCATATAAGACCTATAAGGAACAATTAATTAAGGATGTTGCAAACGAGTATAAAAATCAAATACCACATAAACTCTATGAAGCTATGGTGAACTATGTGGTCAATATTACTGATTAAAATTCCAGTAAAGTTTCAATTTTACTTAGAATAAAATAAATATAAACGGAGGAATTCGATGTTATTTTTGACAATCATGCTTTTAGCTTTTCATTTACTTACTTTAATAAAAGGTGGTATGTTCAGAGGATTAAAAATGGAATCATTAGAAGAGAACATTAAAAAAGAAAAACAAGGAACAGACAATTATAAACTTGAAAATTATAGTTTAGTAGTAAAAGCCTTACTATTATTAGGATTCACAGTTGTATATCTTACTACATTATTAATCTATTTAACTAATGCAATTCAAATTGATCCACTTTACTATCCAAGTATTGCAGCATTAACTTACTACATAATGTCATTTGTAATTGGTTTAGTATCCTACAGAAAAACTGATTTATCTACAGAAGCTAAGATTGAAAAAGCACGTAAGAAAGCTAAACGTAATCGAACTGTTAAAGGAACATTAATATCATTATTATGGATTTTCTACTTTACATATATGGCTTACACAATTGTAACTTTATAAGGAGATGATTATGTGACTGGAGGAGAATACGCTGTAATTATTGGAAGGTATACGAGTCACTTAAATAAGAGAGGGAAGTTGTCGAATAAGAACTTCGACCTCCTTCTCGACTGGTTTAGTACATATCAAAGAAAAATAAAATAGGAGAATGTGAATGAAGAAACTTAAAGTATTGGGATGGTTAGCTGTAGTGTTCCTTTGTCTCAGTGTTACAGGAGATTTGCTAATGAATTTAGCATATGGAATTAAAACTGATCCAATTGGATGGTTAAAATCATTAGGGGTATTATTCTATGTTTTATCAACAGTAGTTGGTATTGCGCTATGGAAAGAGTTATTAAAGAAGGTTAATTAAAGGGAGGATATTAAATGTCAAAACAATACTATTGTGAAATGGATAAATCGGTATTTAGTACAGAGGAAGAGTTGATCAAACATATTAAAAATAATTATGTGCAAGTGCTAGAAGGTAAAGGTCACGAAGTTTCAGACTTACATAGTAAACTAAAACATGATTTTCCAGATTATGAGATTAGCATTGAAGATGGGAAAGGTTGGTATGCAGAATACATAATTAGATTGACTAAAAATAACGGGATAATTGAGCAGAGCTACGGAAATGAAGGCGGAAGGTTAAATAACCCTGATAATTATAAACTCTTAAAAGTTCAAATTGAAGCAAAGATAAGGATCAGTAATGGAATATTAAGCAAAGTAAATGAAAAATATAACTTTGAAGAATTTGAATTTAGTAGTTATGAGTATGGTTACGGTGAAAATGAGCATCGATATGAATTTAGGTATAAAGTGAATAAAAATGATGCGTATGAACATGATTATTTTTATCCTTACAATACAAGTGTGGATGATTTTGTGAAAAGTCTGGAACAATACTTTGTAACTGTATTAGAAGGTGAGCCAAAACCAGTTCGTGTTGGTGGATATTTTATTGGATATTCAATTAATGGAATCGACATTGGAGTGATGATGGGTAATAAAAAAGTAAGATTAGAAATTATTGAATAAAATATACATACATAAGTTTAAAAAAGGTTAATTTCGTTAGATATAATTATGGTTTTATTTTAAAAAGGAGTGAAGTGAGTGGATAATACTCCGATCAAAATTGATATCTTAGGTTGGAAGTGCTTAAGAGTTACACCTGCTACATTGTTCAAAAAGAAGGATTATCAAGGATTAACTGATATCAAACAGTGGCAAAAAGCCATCGATAGTGGATGGAGATTTGATATGAATCTAAATAAATTTTATAGATTGATACAGTAAAAGCTAATTTATTCGAGAATGAAATATACATATGAATTGAGGAAACGAAATGGCAGTGATATTACATCTAAATGAAGATTTAATTTGGCAATCTGATTGGTCAGGTGATGAAGTAGGATTTGATGATGATGTTGATGTAGTGGGGTTGTATATGCTGCAACTCCCTCACAAAGAATTGTATTTCTACATAGATATGGACACTATGAAAATATTAGATGCGTGGAGTAGTGAGGAAGAATAAAAGATCCATTTTACATAAATTGAGAGGAGGATCAACATGTATATAGATAGTCAGGTGAAAGAACAGGCTAACCATATTATTCATGTTGTACAAGAGAATGAAAGCATCCAATTGAGTGATAAAAGTAGATACGACATATTCGCATCTGTGAATGCTGCAGCAATGTATTGGAAAGAGGATTCAGATAAGCTTAGAAAAGAGAATCATTCGAAGCGTTGGAATGAGCTTAAGCTTTGGATTTCTAGATATCCACAAGCCACAGTTAAGGATATCGAAACAGTAATGGAAATGTTGGATAGAGGTTTATACATAAGAGATTGTAAAGTTGAATAGGGGATTGTACATATGAAAAAGAAATTGGAAAAGGCTTATTATTTTATTTCACCATTAATTGTAGCTGCAATTATGACACTTGGATTGGCAGGTAGTTTACTAGATGTCATGGGATGTATCGCCTTGGTAGTTATTGGAATGTATGTGGGTGCGTTACTAGTTGATAAGGACTTAGTAAATAGCTTTGTAGATAGGGAGTGATAACTTGAATGATTACACCAGGGAACGATTGATTGACATACAAATGAAATTAGAAGATCAAACTGATGAATTAGGAAAATACATAGAAGAGACCAGATATATTGGTAAAAAGAAATGGAAAGTAATTGATAAAATGTTAGCTGATCTATATTCAACTGTATCAGAACTAAGAGAAGAACTTTACTAAAAATATTTTAAATTAAATTGAAAATAATACTTGTTTTAAATAAAATATACATATATAATAAGAGTATACCAAGAGAGAGGAGTTGAACAAAATGAAATTCATCTACTGGATTGATATCCAGTGTCGTAATTTATTAGATCATGTTTACAAGAAAGTATTTGAAAGAAAAGCAGAATCAAAGAATAAGAGTAATAATTACACAAGTTAAAATAAAATATACATAAGGTTGGTGCTGAGTTAATGACATTAATATTAAAAGATAGAAAATCACATATTCAAAAATCTGAATTTGATCTACCGCGATTTAACAGATTTGTGGATGAAATTGTATTAGACTCTGGAGTTCAATTAGATGAAACTTCGATTGAAACAATTAAGAAAAATGTTGCTGATTTTGTTCTTTCTCGTAAAGAAATTGAAGCAGATAAGTTATTCGATCTAATAATTCGAGAAGCTAATGACATGATTACAGCTAATACTCCTGAATTTACATACTTATCAGCTTCAGCATTAAGAAGAAAATTATACAAACATGCTTCTAAAAATAGAGGCTTTGATTATAAAAAAGGATATGGCGATTTCTACTCACTAGTTTATCAATTAACTGAACAGGGTTTGTACGCTGATGATCTATTAAATTCTTACACTGAGCAAGAAGTTAAAAAAGCAGGTAAATTTATCGAGAATGACATGGATAAGAAGTTTAGCTATGCTGGACTTTACATGATGCAAAATACATATTTAGCAAAAGGTTACAATGGTGAGATTTTAGAGCTACCACAAGAAAGATTCTTAGCAACTGCATTATACCTAATGAAAGACGAGAAGAAGTCAAAGAGATTAGATTTAGTAAAAGAGTCTTACTGGAGCTTAAGTAATCATTATGTAGGTTTAGCAACTCCAACACTTAAGAATTCAGCAACACCTCATGGAACACTTTCATCTTGCCATATTATTACAATGGATGATGATTTAGATTCAATTATGGACTCACTTAAGCAAGTAGCTAAATTTAGTCAGAATGGTGCTGGATTAGGAATCTATTTAGGATTCTTAAGAGCAAGTGGAAGTTGGATTCGTGGTTTTAAAGGTAGATCAACAGGAATTATCCATCCAGCTCGACTATTAAGTGTATTAGCAGAGTATGTTAATCAATTAGGAGCTAGAAAAGCAGGATTAGCAACTTATTTACCAGTATGGCACTTTGATATCTTTGATTTCTTAGACTTACGATTAAAAACAGGTAGTCAAGAAAAACGAGCATATTCCATTAAAACTGCAGTGTGTATACCGGATGAGTTCATGAGAAGATTAAAAGAGAATGGAACTTGGACAGTTGTTGATCCATATGAAGTTAAAAAGAAATTAGGAATTGATATCAACACTCTATTTGATAAGAAGAAGTTGCAGCCTGGTGAAGAACCTAATGAAATCGATCATGCATTTACATATAATTATCGTTTAATTGAAAAAGCGGATTTAGAACTTAGAAAAACAGTTAAAGCAACTGAAATTTATAAATCAATTTTCACTGCAAGAAAAACTGGTGGAACGCCTTATCTTTACTATAGTGATACAGCAGCAAGAAAAAATCCAAACTCACATGAGGGGATGCCATTCGGATCAAACTTATGTTCAGAAATAGTGCAAAACATGAGCTATGACAAAATTGTTGAAGAATCACAACGAGAAAATGGTGTAGTGGTTACTGGTTCACTTGGAGAAGGATTAGTTACATGTAATCTTAGTTCACTAGTGCTACATAATGTATTTGGAAAAGATGTTGACTTACAAAGAGTGGTAGACATTCAAGTGCGAATGCTCGATAACGTTATTAGTTTAAATCGAACAGTAGTAAAGCAAGCAACTCACACAAATAATCTTTATCGAGCAATTGGTGCAGGTGCATTAGGTCTTGTAACTTTATTAACAGAACAAGGAATCAAATGGGAATCAGATGAGGCTATTAAGTACACTGATGAAATCTTTGAAGAGTATGCCAAAGCTGTTATCAAAGCATCTCATAATTTAGGTATTGAAAAAGGTAGCTATCCATTATATGAAGGATCTGAATGGAACACAGGTGAATATTTTGAGAAACGTGGTTACAATTCAGATGAGTGGCTTGAAATTAAAGAACTGGCTAAGAAATCTATGCGTAATGGATATACAATGGCCATTGCACCAACTTCATCTAATAGTGTAATCATGAATGGTTCACCAAGTATTGATCCGTTATATGAAGTTGTTTATCGCGAAGAAAAATCAGGTTTAAATGTAATCATCGTTCCTTCTAATTTTAACAATAGAACAAAATGGTATTATAAATCAGGTTTTGAAATGGATGAAATGTGGGCAATTAATATTGTAGCTGCAGCTCAAAAACACATTGATCAAGGAATTAGCCATAATATGCATGTTCTAAAAAGTATTAAAGGTTCTGAAATGTTAAGACTTGATTTAGGCGCATGGGATAAAGGATTAAAAACAATTTACTATACTTACACAGAAGACTACAAGCGTGATGAAGCTTGTGTTTACTGCGAAGCGTGATGGAGGATAATATGACAAATATAGTTCAACCTTTTAGAATTTTTGATGGTGGTTTAAGTAATGTTGCAACAAAAGCTTTTGGTGGCAAAGCAAGTGGAATTAGGGACTGGGATAACGTCCCCTATCCCCAAATGCTAGAGTTAAATAAACTTCTTTTTTCAGAATATTGGATTGAAGATGAAGTAAAGCTTGGTAAAGATGTAGAAGACTATAGAGAAAAACTAAACGATGAAGAAAGAAAAGTATATAATTACATCACTGGTAAGTTAAATTGGTTAGACTCGATTGCAACAGATTTTAACTTTGTATTGGGCTATATTTGTACTGACCCTAGTATCCGTTCTAATATTGCATTAATTGGTTCATTTGAAGAGTTACATAATCGATCATATCAGTATTTAACTTCTACAATGTTATCAGATGAACAAAAAGCACAGGCTTTTGAAGAAGTTAAAAATCTTGAAATTTTGCTTAAACGCAATAAACCAGTAATCGAAAAGATTCAAAAGTTTGTGGATATGGCTAAGGATTATATTGGTCATGCTAAAGAAATTGATGATGAATTTTTACAGTGTTTATTTGAAGCTTTAGTTGCCTATCTAATTCTAGAAGGTGAATATTTCAGTGGTGGGTTCGTATACTTCCATTCATTAGCTAGAGATCAGAAAATGCTTGAATCAAACAATATGATCAACCTAATTAAAACTGACGAAAATCAGCACAACGTTTTCTATGGTATGTTAGTACAAATCCTTATGAAAG